ATCATCACGTCGCCTGACACAGCCATGATTCCAGAGGACTCAGGTGCACGAGCAGTTCTCACGTTCGGTCTGCTACAGCACGTGGAGAAGGATAACCTGAGCAATATCCTCAAGTACCTACGCCGCATGGAGGAGGAGTTCCAAGTCATATTCTGTGTGACTCTCGCGCGACATGCCAAGAAGCAGATCGCCTTCACTAATGCTGACTTCGCACTGTGGGCGGCTGACAACGAAGACTTACTGTAAACCTACAATATGTAGGTTGGAGAACAACTATGTTAGCAGACAGAAAATTCAAAGCGATCAAGATCGGACTGATGCGCTCGAAGGAGTTTGGCTTACTACGCGGTGTGGCTATGCATGGTAAGACTTATCTCACTACTGACGTACCTACAGCGTGTACTAACGGACGGGACTGTTGGTTCAACCCTGACTTTCTATTCAAGCAGATAAAGAATGGGGACAAAGGCGCGGCGCTTGTCTTGGTACATGAGTGGTTACACAAGGCAGGTATGCACATGGTGACTTACCGTAGGCTTGCCGAGCAGGACGCTATGCGTACCAACATGGCGACTGACTTCTGGATTCATGATCGTATCGAAGTGGCTGACCCGCAGCACATACTGACAGAGATGCCTGTCGGAGATGATGGCAAGGCAATCGGACTGTATGACCCGAAGTATCATGGGTGGACAGTGAAGCGCATCTTCCAAGACCTTGAGCAGGAGCAACAAGGTGGCAGTGGTGGCGAAGGTGACGCAGGATTCGACCATCATGATTGGGAGGGTGCAAAGGACATGGACGCTAAGGAGAAGGAGAAACTTGCCGAGGACATCAAGCAAGCTATCCGCCAAGGACTCCATGCTGATGCTAAAGCAGGACAAGGTGGTCTACGTGATGCACTGGGACTTGCCGAGCTAGTCACACCCAAGGTGAGTTGGCGAGCACTGTTGCGTATGTTTATGAACTCGACGTGTAGAAAGAAGGAGCAATCTACGTGGCGACGACCAAACCGTAGGTTCCTGCATAACGACATCATCATGCCGACCTTGCAAGGTAACAGCATCAACGAGGCGGTGATTACGCGTGATACTTCGGGTTCTATGTGGTGTGGTAACAGACTCAGGGACGCGACAAGCGAGATAATCGGCATCGCTAAAGCAATCTCAATCGACAAGATTCACTTCATCGACTGGGACGGGGCAGTAGAGAATCATGAGGTTTACTCCAGTGACTCTTTGGTTGATGCACCCGCTATGCGATCTGCAACGGGTGGAGGCGGGACTGACCCGACCTGTGTGTCTGACTACCTGAAGGAGAAGGGCATCAAGCCTGACTGCATAATCATGCTGACTGATGGCGAGATTCACAACTGGGGGAATTGGACTGCTCCAATTCTGTGGGCAATAACGAACGACACGAAGATAACCGCCCCTGTGGGCAAGACAATTCAAATTGATTAAACCTACAAATTGTAGGTTGGAGAAGAGTGATGAGTGCAATATCAAAAAGAGCAGTATTAGTTAAGTTAAACATTAGTGTATGGAGCGCGACTAAGCGCAACAAGGAGCTAGAGAAGGAGTTAGCAGCGAGCAAGAACGCTGACCCCAAAGCTACGCGCATGTACGACAACCTGATGGTGGGTTCGTCTGGGCATAAAGACATACAGGACTACGCAGGCAACTCTCGACTTTGGCATGCGAAGACGACGAATCCTTGGGACGACAAGGGTTGGAGACTGTGCCCTACTAGCCTGTTCCTAGATTACAAGCAGCAGCATAACTGGAAACGCCAAGAGTTCGAGCGCATGGTGCAGCAGTTTGGGAACAAGTACGCTACCTACCGCGAGGTGGCTAAGGAGTACCGAGGCGACATATTCAATGAGGCAGACTACCCGCCCGTTGAGGAAGTGCTGAGTAAGTACGCGTGGAACTTTGCCGTTTCGCCAGTTCCTTCTAGTGGTCATATGTACATAGACTTGCCAGAGCAGGAGTTACAAGAGTTACGTACCGCCTGCGATGACGAAGTGGAACGCAGAGTGCAGGAAGCGTTGAAGGATAACGAGCGCAGGTTGCGAAAGCAGCTCGAACAGATCAGTGAGAAGTGTGCGGGGGGAGACGCTGACGGCAAACGATGGCATGATACTTTTATATCTAACCCATTGGAGTTATGCCGCATGCTTAAGCACCTGAACGTGACCAACGACCCGAAGCTAGAAGAAGCACGCAAGAAGTTAGAGGAGATCATGGAGGGCAAGACCAAAGAGATGTTCAAAGACAAGCCCGAAGTGCGCGAGGAAGTTAAGAAAGAAGTAGACGAAATCATCAAAACCTACGAGTGGTAAGGAGAACAACATGGCTTTCACAGAACTATTACGAAGTGGTGGAACAGTCGAGCAGATCGCTAAACGACTGAAACAAAACGATCTGTACAGATTCACTAACATGCCTGCGAATGTTTACCATTGGCGAGTATTCGATGAGCCAGTGGAGTTCTCTGAACATGCTACTGAGCACTACTCAGGGGTAAAGAACGCACAGAAGCTGTTGTACAAAACGCTATTGCAAGTCGCACCTAAAATGCACAACCTTAGCTTTTGTATAGACTTAGACTACAACACGCAGTTCACCAACGTGTTTGTTTTCGACCGCCTTGAGTGCGTGGGTAGAATTTCTTACGACTCTGACGGTGCGCTTGAGTTCTGGAATGCACGCATAAGTGAGGTTTTACTTCGCAAACGCAAGATGAAAACTAAAGCGTTAACCAAAGCCGTCGCTACAATACGTAAGTATTTCTATGGCATGACTAAGATCGAGCATCTTAACTCAGTAGCAGCTCGAATTACTGGGGCTATTTCTGCGGCACACAGCGATACTGTGTACAAGAAGCGCAATGCCAGAGATCGCGTTAAGCAGGAAATAGATTCGGCTTTGTTTAATGACCCGCAGCTATCGCAAGCAGTGCTACAGTATTTCCAAGCAAGTAACAGCGAGCACATATTAGAGCGATACCACGAAGCCAACGATACGCATGAGCTAGTGGAGGAAGTGTACCGCGCACAACATCGCGAGAAAGGTCTGTATGTTCGCGCAGTAGAGAGCGGCTTTGAAATGTATCGCAAAGGTGACACTAGAGTGCGTACGTACCAACGCGACGGTTTACCTGACAAAGTACGAGGTGCTCTAGGTTTGCTTAAGTTGTCGAGTGATAACAGTTTTGTCGACAACATAGGCTTTAAGTTTGATTCGGGACAGTTTTGGATAATGGAGGATGTAGCGAATGAACTCGCAAACTAGGGTACGTGGCAAAGGCGCTAAGCCTGCTATGGTACACACAAACGTAAGATTACCTGAGTACGTGGTTGATTATTTTAAAAACAACTACACCAACTACACTGCCGAGATACGCAGGGTGCTTGAAACCCACGTAGATAACGCAGTAGTATTTGGAGATGACCTCACAGACTAACCTACAAATTGTAGGTTGCCCTCGACCCCGCCTAGTGCGGGGTTTTTTATGTCTTTACAAAGTCCAAACAGTAGGCTATTCTTCTTGAATGGCTATGACTCCCGAGAAGAAAGTTAAGAACCAAGTAGTGCGCTTACTTAAAGAGTATGGCGCGTATTACTTTTTCCCCGCCACGTACGGCATGGGCAGGAGCGGCATCCCTGACGTAGTGTGCTGCCTACGCGGGTACTTCATCGGTATCGAGTGCAAGGCAGGCAAGAACAAACCTACCCCGCTGCAACAAAAAGAGCTTGCAGATATTATAAAAGCTGGTGGTGTATCCTGCGTAATTAACGAGGACAACATGGCTGAGCTTGAATCCATTTTAACTACAGTGATGAGCAAGGATAATAACGATGGACTTACTGGTGGTCGACTTTGAGACTTACTACGCGAAAGACTACGGACTACGCAAGCTAACTACGGAAGAATATATCCGCGACCCTCGCTTCGAGGTGATTGGCGTTGCGGTCAAGAACTATCATCAAGAAGAAGCTGCTGCCCCACTTTGGTTTTCAGGTTCAAAGAAACAGGTAGCGGAATTCCTTTCTCAGTTTGATTGGGGAAACTCAATCGCCCTCGCGCACAACGCCATGTTTGATATGGCTATTCTTAACTGGCACTTTGGGATCAGCCCTAAAAAGATTGCAGATACTCTAGCAATGGCGCGAGCTATCCACTCTATAGAAGTTGGAGGTAGCCTAGCCGCCCTCTCTGAATACTATAACTTAGGCGCGAAGGGTACAGAGGTTCACGATGCAATAGGCAAGCGGCGCCTCGATTTCACCAAGGCAGAGATGGAAGCCTACGGTGGATACTGCCAACAAGATGTCGAGCTTACCTACAAGCTGTTCAAAGTGCTTGTTAAAGATTTCCCTGTGTTCGAGCTTAACCTTATTGACCTGACCATCCGCATGTTTAGTGAGCCTACTTTAGTTCTTGATAAGGACATACTGGCGGCCCACTTAAAACAAGTTAAGGATACTAAAGAAGCACTAATGGATAAGGTGGCCCACGATAAGAAAAAGCTAACGAGTAACCCCCAGTTCGCTGAGCTGCTGCGCTCGTACGGAATCGAGCCGCCGACTAAGATAAGCCCCACGACAGGCAAGGAGACCTTTGCTTTCGCCAAGAGTGACGAGGCGTTCAAAGCACTACAAGAGCATGAGAACCCAGAGGTACAGGCTATAGTTGCTGCCCGACTTGGGGTTAGGTCTACCATCGAAGAGACGCGCACTCAACGCTTTATCGATATTGCAGAACGTGGCACACTCCCAATCCCCCTGCGTTATTACGCTGCCCACACCGGACGGTGGGGTGGGGACGACAAGATCAACATGCAGAACCTGCCCAGAGGCTCTCAGCTTAAGAAGGCTATGTGCGCACCAAGCGGGTATAAGTTTATCGACTGCGACTTGTCTCAGATTGAAGCACGTACTCTAGCATGGCTAGCAGAGGAAGAAGACTTGGTGGAGGCGTTTGACCGAGGCGACGATGTGTACAAGATCATGGCGTCAGCTATCTATGACAAGCCCGAGACAGAGATAACAAAAGACGAGCGGTTTGTCGGTAAGACCACGATACTAGGGGCAGGCTACGGCATGGGCGCTGCTAAGTTCCGAGCACAGTTAAAGAACTTCGGAGCCGACCTACCAGAGGAAGAATGTCAGAGAATTATCGATGTATATCGTGATACATACCCGCAAATACCTGCCCTGTGGAGAGATGCAAACAAGGCACTCAAGACCATGATGGAAGACAAGGTGGACGAGCTAGGACGTGCTGGAATACTCACAGTAGAAGGCTCGACAGGCATACGCCTACCCAATGGACTGTATATAAAGTACCCCAACCTGCGAGTTCAAAAGGCAGAGGAAGAGGACGGGTACGACGAGACGGTTTACGACACTCGCAAAGGCAGGGCTATAATCCCCAACCGCATCTACGGTGGGAAGGTTATTGAGAACGTTTGTCAGGCATTGGCTCGCATTGTGATAGGTGAGCAGTTGCTTAGAGTTGCTAAGAAATACAAAGTAGTAATGACCGTGCACGATGCGATAGGTTGTATTGTCCCCGAAGATGAAGTGGAGGAGGCGATGCGCCATGTCGAGGAAGTAATGAGGGTGCGTCCTACATGGGCGCCGGACTTGCCGCTTGATTGTGAAGGCGGTTATGGCAGATCATACGGAGAATGTTAAGTTTTACAGGGGTTTTTAGTATGTTTCCCCCTGTATACCCCAGCGGGCGGTGGGTAGGTTCGCGATAGCCGCAACACCCGCAGTGTATAACAGTAGCTCATCACTCCTGCTTAGGCAGTTAGTTCTCCGCACTGTGTGTACACCGGCTAGCCCACGCTACGGGCCTTTAATAAGAAGAAAGGGTAGACCTTACATGGTGACACTGGACGGATTAAACGCCTACATACGGGCGAAGAATTCAAGCACAGATACGTTGCTTGCTAAAGCCGATGGGTATTTCTACTTTACAGAAGGCGAGGGCGAGATACTCATCGACTGCTTAAGTAGATGCACTTACAGACAATGGTGCGCAATGATCGACGAATATATACAACCAGACTTTTAAGGAAGAGATAATGAGCAATTTAAAAACAATAGTAAGGGGTGCGTACGACATCCAGAAAAACAGAATCCAAACAGGCAACCGCTTGGTGGGTAACTTTAAAGCTAAACTTGGGCAAGCACCGAGTGAGAAGGAAGACACGATAGACAACGACGGGCAAAAAATACTCGCCGATCTACGTAGGTCACATAGACTTCTTACCGAAGGTGTAGCTAGTTTTCCAAGGCAGTCTACGTTTAAGGGTGATGAGGTAATCAGTGATTACACTGAGCTATGCCTAGTAGATAATTACTTAGAACTTGAGACCCAAGAAAAGAACCACTTTAAGCGGTTAGGTAACATACTAAAGGGCTACCCTATTTACTCCGAGTTCCTTGAAGGGGTACGTGGTGTAGGTCCTGCTATGGCAGGGGTAATACTTAGTGAAATAGATATTACCAAGGCTGAGTATCCTTCTAGCTTGCACAAGTATGCAGGGTTAGACGTTGCAGGTGATGGGCAGGGGCGCAGCCGAAAGAAAGAACACTTGGAAGAAAGCGATTACATAGACAAAGATGGTGTTATCCAAACCAAGAAAGGCATTACGTTTAACCCATTCCTAAAGACTAAACTTGTTGGTGTACTAGGCTCTAGCTTTGTTAAACAACCTGCGGATAAGTGTAAGTACCGTAAAGTTTACGATGACTATAAGCATCGTTTAGAGCACATGGACGCGCACAAAGAAAAGTCCAAAGGCCACAGGCACAACATGGCAGTGCGTTACATGATTAAGATTTTCTTGATTGATCTTTACAACGAGTGGCGTAGTCTTGAAGGTCTACCCGTCGCTCCAACATACAATGAAGCTAAGTTAGGCAAGGTACATAAGATCGCCGCCTAAGTAATCGAGTCATAGGGAGAAAAACAACCAGACTAGATAAACGAGTCAGCATGGCTAAGACAACCATTCAATAGTAGCGAGTCAGCAATAAGCAGACAACCATAGCTCACGAACGAGTCAACAATATGCAGACAACCATTGCTCACGAGCGAGTCACAGAATCGTAGACAACCAAGTGCAAGAAACGTGTCAGTTGGCGTTAGACAACCATTGGATGGAAACGAGTCAAAATAAACAAGACAACCAACATTTCATAGCGAGTCAGTCGTACGTAGACAACCATGATAAAGAAACGAGCCATTACATGGAAATCACCCAATCAGTTGTAGCGGAAAGGCGGATGATAAAAGAAACCCAAGTATACCGAACGAGCCATAAGAGAAAAGACAACCAATGCCACCTAGCGAGTCATAGGGGGAAATAAACCCACGCGTTTCGAACGAGTCAGAAAGGAAAAGACAACCAATGCGCAAGAACGAATCAACAGAGGAAAACAAATGAGTGGAAAAGGTAGTAGACGCAGACCCCTGCTTATTCCTGCTAAAGACTTCGGGGAGAACTGGGCAAAAATCTTTGAGAAACCAAAACAGAAGGAAGAAGAGAATGATATATGCGCAAATGGCGAAGCCGACCGACCCACTGCCGAAGGAGACAGCTCTACAGAAACAGACGGGCGGGACGCATTATAAAAACATGGCTATTCAACCTGCTGAATATGCAGAGAAGAATGGCTTGTCCCTGCTAGAAGGTAATGTAGTAAAGTACATAACTAGGTGGAAGTTGAAAGGACAGCCCTTGTCGGACTTAGAAAAAGCTAAGCATTGCATTGACCTGCTAATTGAGATACACAACGTCAAATGAAAATAACAATAGAAGTAGATGGTGCTGATGCCGAAGAGATTATGGCTATGCTGCAACGTGCAAGCGAAGCGGTGGAAAAGCTAGAAGCTATACTTCAGGAGTTTGAAGATGCTGATAAAGTGTAACGCCGCAGACCATCTGTATTTGATTGACGATGACCCCGTGCGAGCTAAACTATTCAAAGACAATAGCGTGCGGTTTGAAGACCCGTTTCATGTATACGCAGAAATTAATAATGAGACTGGAGAAATAGCCGCAGTTGTTTGTGTAATCGTCTGTAAATTTGTACCGCAAGATGAGAGACAGTTAAAGTTTATCGCCGCAGGTAAAGTCACGCAGATCGAAGAAAAGTTAGCAGAACGTGAAGAGATGTATGGCGAGTTGGGCACCGTACTGTGCCCTTACTCAATCTGGTCATACCAGAAAGGACACGGCAGGCAGCTAATCAACAACCTATTAGAAGCTACACCTGTGATGCACCCAGAGGTAGACGCAGTAATAACTATGTCACCGCACA